GGCCGAGGTGGCGTTGCTGGTGGCGGGGCCGGCGCGCACGATCGAGCCGACGGCCGGCGCCAGGGTGTCGAAGGTCAGCGATGGCGTGGCGCCCGCACCGCCCGCGTTGCCGGCGGCGTCGGCGTACGAACCGGCGGCCACGGTGATGCTGGCCGTGCCGCTGTTGTTGTTCGCGTCCGGCGTGAAGATGGCCTGGCGCGTCAGGCCGGTGCCGGTGATGGCACCCAGGGTGCCGCCGCTGACGGTGACGTCGCCGCTGCTGCCGTTCCAGGTAAAGGTCGCGCCCGGGTCTTCGCTGAACGCGAAGGTGATGGTGGCGGTCTGGCCGGCCTTGAGCGTGCCGGGGGTGCTGCTGATCGCCAGCGTGGGCGCGCTGCGGTCCAGCGTGACATCGAGGCCGTTGCTGCGCGTGCTGGTCAGGCCGCCGCTGCTTGACGTGACCTGGGCGTAGGCCTTGTAGGTGTTGTCGCCGAAGCCGGAGACGTCGATGCCGTTCACGGTCCAGCTGCCGTTGTTGACGGTGGCCGTGGCGGTGGCGTCGACCCCGGCGTCATAGACGCCGTTGCCGTTCTTGTCGACGAACACCCGCACGGTGCTGCTGCTGTCGCCGTTCGCGCTGGTGCCGCTGAAGCTCAGGGTGCCGGCACGGGTGAGGTTGTCGTTGGTGTAGGTGCCGCTGTCGCTGCCGGCCGCCAGGTCGGGCGCACCGGGCTGGGCCGGCGCGACGTTGACGGTGACGGTGCGCGTGGCGGTGGCGCTGCCGTCGCTGACCTGTACGGTAAAGCTGTCGGTGCCGGCATAGCCGGCCGCCGGGACATAGGTGATGGTGCCGCCCGGCGCGATGTCGCTGCCGGCCGAGCCGGCGCTGGCGCCGGAAAACGACAGCGTGCCGTGGGCGGGCGCCGCCGATGCGCTCCAGGTCAGGGTCTGGCCGGCGTCGACGTCGCTGGCGTGCAGCAGGCTCCTGATGTCGATCGCCACCGCATTCTGGGTGACGGCCAGCGGCGTGTTTGCACCGGTGAAGGCCGGCGCATCGTTGACCGAGGTCGCGACCACCGTGGTGACGTTGTTGCTGACCGGGCTGGCCACGCCGTCGTTGATGGTGATCGTGAAGCTCGTGGTTTCGGTCGATCCCGGCGCGACGTGGTTGGCGGCGGGCTGGAAGACCAGGGCGCGGATGGCGGCCTGCATCGCCGAAGGCGACGCGGCCGCATGGGTGTAGGTCAGGCCGCCATCGCTCGTGGAAAAGCCCGAGGCCGCCAGCGACGCTGCCGTGAACGTGCCCTTGGCCGCCGAATCGAGCTTGACGGTGACGGTTTCCGAAGCACCGCTGTCGGGGTCGGTGAACACGATGCCCGAGAACGGCATCACGGTCGCGTTGTCGTTGACCGTCTGCCCGGCGACGGCGCCGCTGATGGTCGGGGCCGTGTTGGCCGACGCGGCTGCCGCGCCCGTGATGGTGAAATTCGCGAGATTGAAATAGCTTGGGTAATCCTGCGCATCGCCGTTGAAATAGATCCGGAAGGTATCGATCGTCTTGCCGGTATTGCCGCTCAGGTCGAAGTTATATTCCGGGTCGAAATTCTGACTGTTGAAGCTGGGCGTCGTGTACACGCGCTGGCCGTTCAACCACCCTTCCAGATGGATGTTCGTATATTCCGTAAAGCCTGTAGAACCTGCATCACCGATTTCACCCGCAGAGACGGCAGTCAGCTTGAACGTCCCCCCCAGCATCTTGACCTCGACATAAGCGGCGAATTGGCCCGGAAACTGGTCATCAGTGCCCATGTCGATATAGGCACCGGACTCGTCGGCCCCGGTGCCGTAGGGGAGTGTTTGACCGCCCACGACGACCGAACTGCTCACCTTGAAATAGCCATCCTTCGTCACATGGTCGGAACTGGCGTCTGTGAAATTCTGTTGGCCATCCGGGAGCGCTGCAAGCAGGGTGGCGTAACCGGCGGCCGTCGCCGCCGTGATCAGTGGCGCCGTTTCGATGGGGCCGGAACTTGTCTCAAGCTCCCAGTCGCCGCCCAGTGCCGAGGTGCCGGTCGCATTGGTCGATGCCGCCACGTCGGCGCCGGTGGCCTTCGCCAGTGCCTCGACGAAGGTGGCGCCGTTCGTGCCGGCGCCCACGTCGCAACCGTACAGCAGGATGTCGGCGTCCGGATCGAGCGCGGCGCGAATCGTCGCCAGGTCGCCGGCGTGCGCCGCCATATTGTCGACGGTCAGCAGCAGGGCGCCGAGCGATACCGCCCCTTCCTTGCCGTGGGAAATGATGTGCAGTGCATCGATGTCGCTGCGCCCCTCCAGCACTTGCGCCATGCGCGCCAGGCCATCGGCCCCGGCGTCGAGCACGTGCACTTCGGTGCCCGGCGCCAGGCCGGCCAGCAGGGTTTGATAGTCTTGGACGTCCGACTCGACGAATACGATCGCGTGCGGCGCCGGTTCGGTGGGCTGGTAGGAGGACGGCATTGGCTCGGTCATGGCGAAAGTGGGGAAAAGGAGACGGAAAGATAAAGGCCGGCAGGCTGACGCCGCCGGCCACTGGTATGGGGCTTAACCTTGCGAGGGGTAGATGCCCTGTGCACAGATGATGAAGCGCACTGGCAGGTAGGGTTGCATATTGTTATGTGCTTGGCTGCCGCCCCCGACTTCCAGCGCAAGCGGGCTCATCTCTGTGTCGAGCGTCGGACTGAAATTCGGCGTTTCCGCTTTCGTGCGGGGATTCAGCGGCGTCTTCCCCCATACGTTGCCCGACGGGTTGGTTTGCGAGCCCGGGGTCCCCAGCGCTTGCGGGACATGGTCATGGTTCGGAACCTGGGTCATGTCCAGGGTGACGGCCGCCACGCCGCCGGTGGAAGCGAGCGCCCGCGGTGTCAGGCCGGCGCCGCTGCCCTGGTGCAGGGGCACGCGGCCGTTCAGGTTGGGCAGGGCGAACGTGGACGGTGCCGTGCCGCCGTAAGTATTGCCGAGGACGGCATACAGTCCCTGGTACTGCCTCACATCCAACACCTGGCCGTTGCAGTCCAGCCAATCGCGGGGCGTGAAATTGCCTGCAAAAATGCGCACTTCGCCGATATAGGCATCCATGATCCTGTGCTCCTTATGGTCGTGAGGGGAAAATCCCCTCGATGGAAATGCACAAGCTGAGTGCGATATAGGGCTGCATGTTGCTGTGCGGCAGGCTGGCGCCGGCGATGGACAGCGCTTCCGGGGCCATCGTGGCGTTGGCGCTGGCGGCCGGCGCATACGCTTTCGCGACGGAAGCCCAGGTGTTGCCTTCGGGTGAGGCCACGGTCGCGCCCTTCGTCGATCCGGTCGCCTGGTGGGTGTGCATCGGTATTTCGTTGGCGGTCAGCGCATGGAAGGCTTCGCCGCCGGCGGCCCCAAGGGGATATTGCGGACCGATGCAGAGAGGGGCAACACCTCTCAGGTCGGGCAAGTTGAACGTGGTCCTGCCATCGCCGCCATAAGCGGTGCCGAGCAGGGTGAACAAGGCCGTGTTCTGGCTGATTTGCAGGGATTGGCCCTGGCAAGCCATCCAGCCGTTCGGAATCCGGTTAAAGGCGAACAACCTGATTTCGCCCAGAAAGAAATCGGACATGAATGTTTCTCCTGTTGTGCGTCGTTCGTTTAGTCGAAATCCGGGAACAAGCCGGTCAGCGCGATAATGAAACTGAGCGTCTGGAAAGGCATCATGTTTTCATGGGGCGAGACGCCGCCCTGGGCGTTGCCGCCGGTGGCGCTGACCGTCCCGGCATTCATCGACACCAGGGTGCCCGGCTTGTCGAACTGGGCTACCGTCGTGCCCGCCCACACCGCATCGGTGGGTGCCCCCAGGCTGCCGAGCGCCGACTGCACCTTGACCGCATGGGTATGCGCCGCCAGATTGGGACCGGTCAGCGTTACCGTCTCCGCGCCGCCGGTCTGGCCGAGAGGATAGTTGATGCCCGTCTTGCTGGTGCCGTTACTGACCGGAACCCTGCCGCGCATGTCCGGCAAATTGAAGGTGTTCACGCCGTCACCGCCATATACCGTGCCGATCAGCGCGAACAGCAGCTGGTATTGGTTGACCTGAAGGGTTTGCCCATTGCACAGCGCCCATCCTTCCGGCACGAGCGGGCTCGCGGTCATGCGGATTTCGCCCACATAGCGATCGACCATGTCTTTTCCTTTATTAAAGTTAGAATTCAGGCAAGGGGTTGAGTTGTTTTATCAATGCCTCGTGGAGCTTGGCTTGATCGGTGGACCAGCCGTTCGCCCAGGCCGGTCTCTTGTACGACGGCGGTTTGAATTGCCCTGGAGCAAAGTATTTTATCTAAGTTTTCGCGGCGCTATAAGGGAAAAAAGCTGTTAGTGGCCGATTTGCGACTAATTGAAATTTCATCGTAATAGTGTTGATAATATTTATCGCTTGCCCAGTTGTGAAATTAGTGATGGCAATAAGCGAAATCTCGCCCGGTAATCCAAGTGGGGTTTTTTGCTTTGAGGCGATTCGCGCTACCTGATCACCATATCAGGTGTCATTTCCCCATTTGCAGAACAAAATGCATGTGTACTCAGGGAGATCCCGGATGCGCGATGCAATCATTATCGGCGGCGGTCACAATGGCCTGGTCTGCGCGTGGTATTTGGCCCGTGCCGGCTTGAAAGTCACGGTCCTCGAACAGCGTGAAGTGGTCGGCGGCGCCGCGGTGACCGAA